CGCCTGGGCGAACGATACCGTTGAGATTGACCACCCACTTGCTAGCCTTATCCATCAGCTTAGCGTCATGATTAAGTGCCGCCTCGGTCATCTTGGCGTCAGTTTCCATGGCCACCTGGTCGGTGCGGATTTCTTCGATGCGCTGCTGCGCTAAAAATCCTTGAGCTGCCATCTGCATTTGCATTTCATTTTGCAGGCGAGCAAGTGCCAGCTCATGCGACTGGTCGGCTTTGCTTTGGAAAAACTCAAGAACTTTTGGCAGGCCAGAAAGTAATAGACCGCCGAGGGTAGAGATAAGACTTAGCATTACCAGACTCCAGTTGCTTTAAGAAAACCGTAAATGACTAAACTGACACCGAGCAGCCAGCCCCATTCGCGGCGTGTCTGCATGCGCTTGCGGTACATCTCATCGTTCAGCTCAAGATAATCTTTTCGCAGGCGAACAATAAGCGCTTTGACTTCGGACACAGCTGCCCGCCCAAACTCGCGGTCGATGTCCCTATACATCTGGGCTTCAGCGTCGCGAATCTGACGGATAATTCGATATTCTTTAACAGCATCCATAAACACCATGTCGCCACGGCGTTGGATTTCTTGCTGCTTGCGCTTCCAGGCAACACGGGCTCGGGCTTCCTCGTCCAGAAAGTTGTTAACTTCCTTGGCCGTTTCGTGGATCTCGCGACCCACTTTAATCCCTTCCTTGATGCCGGATAGCGCGGTACGGGCTGCGCTAGCGGGATCAAGTTGCGTCATGTGTACTCTTTAATCAGTAGAACTTGAAAATAACTTGCAACCGCTTCGTTATCTTTAGTCGTTTTAGCGTTAGCGTAGATTGTTGCGCCTGCGGGGATTTTGATTGGGTACTTAAAATCAAACTCTGCGGTACCGGTGTAGAGCGTGACAATTGCTGCCGTCAATCGAATACCATCAGGCATGCGAAGCTTTAGCTTGCCAGTCAAATACCCGTTTGTGGCGCTGCCAGAAGAGATACTGCCTTTGATCAAAAAGCCGGTGTAACCTGCTGGAATGCGAAGATGGCCAGAAAGACTTTGATTTTCGCCAGTGTCAATTTCACCATAAACCACGGCAGGGACGCCTGCAGTTACTGTGCCTGATCCTACGTAAATTTTGCCTGCGTTGACCCCACCAGACCCGGCGGTGAGCACTGTAACTGTCTGGATGTCAGTGTACATCTTTGTTGTTGTGACGGCTGTTTGGCCGTTAAGCGTAATAATTTCGGACACTTCGCTGCCATCGCCATTGATGCCGAGAATGTACACAGTGCGCGCACCGGTTCCGGAAGATGTGTCGTCGGCGGAGCTAGAGCTAACCGTCATCGCAATGGCGGTGTCTGAGGATGTGTAGATGCCACCAGGTGTCCAAATAGTCTCTTCAGCTGCGGAATCAACGTCTGGGTTAAAGCCAAAAATGTGGCGAACAGTGTGCTGCTCAACCTGGCCGCGGGCGACTTGCAGACCAAAGTCTTCGGTCGTGTCGTTCAGTGTTATTGATTGATAAGCCATCAGGCCACCTTTTTGCGTGAGGGTTTGGCGATCACTAACTCGGCCACATCAATGGGTCCACGGGTGCCCGGATCGTATAGGGCAGCTATCTCGACGGCTTCTTTGGGGGACTTACCTAAATGCATGGCCGCAATGGCGTACGCCGATCCGGAGCCGATTGCATAGAAGTCATTTTTGATTCTGGCTGGGATGATTGAATCTGAATACACCCAGATTCCATCGTGTCGCAGCTCTATGACGTCGATGTCGATTTCGCCTTCAATGCTTTCCCCTTTTTCAAGGGCGCTGTAAAAAGCGAGAATCTTGTCCCAATCTCCGGCAGCTCCAAAGATTGAGGTCTTTCCTACTCTTAATTTTTCGACAAGATAGTGGTCTACCTCCCCAGAACACATGGAGTCGGCTGCCATCTGTTTCTTGGAGAAGCAGGCCGCTATCGTCGTCATTTTTTCTTCTTTAACCAGCCTTGCACGGTATCTGTTTCATAGATTCTAAATCCGGTCCACACAATGGTGAACAGGGCGGCAATAGCTGGCAATACTTCTGCCAGCGTGCCTAATACGGTTACGACGGATATTGCGTCGGCTGCGTGCTTTACGGATTCAGAAGTATGTGCGGCCATGGCTTTTACGGATTAATTGGGATGATTGTTACTTCAGGGATGGGTGAAAGATTCTCAACGACATTTTCTGAATTTAACGGTGCGTCAATTACATCTTGAAAGTTAGCAATTGCGGCAAGGTCGTCTAGTTCTTCCTGCGTGTATGGTCGAACCAACCACTGCATTTTCCATTGCCCATCAACCAACACGGGCGGCAATTCAACTGCACAATGCGTGTCTAAGTTATGCTCAGGGGGTGCCTCCCACGGAACTACAGCATAGGTGTCAGGACATGGAAAATTAGGCCATGTTTGATCATCTGAAATTTCAGGATGCTCTCGGCGAATATCACCCTCAAAGCGAGGATATTCACCTGTAGCCAATTTAATAAATCCAGAATGTTGAGGGTAGGTCATATTAGTTATACGTTGGTTATGCTCGACGTTGGAGTAAACGTGGTCTCTGGTAACCCAGGTGAGAATGTACTAAATGTAGTGTCGTTTACAATTGATACACTTGAGTAAGAGGTTAGACTTGCGGTTGTAAAGCTTGGTCCGCTAGTGTCGTACACAAAAGTTCCGTATGTGCCAGTTTTTGAACCGTCGGTTGGCAGCTTAGCTATTGCATGCGGCCCTCCGCCGCCAAGGGCAAAAAGATAATAATACGAAGACCCAATCACAGCCACTCGGTTAGAGCTTTGTGAGCCTACAGTTGTGCTATACATTCTTCTGGACCAAATAACAGATCCTGAACTATTTACTTTTACAACCGCTTGTGAGGACGTGCCAGAGGGAGAGGTGTCCCACCCTCCGGAAAAATAAAGAAACCCGTCAGACCCTAACGTCAATCCAGTCATAGATCCAACTGAAGTTATTGTGGTGGCAATGCCCCATTGAAATGTTCCGCTGCTATTAAATTTAAGAAGGGCTTGCGTTCCAGTAATTCCATTGAAATTTCCTGTAATAGCAAAATAGCTGTTTCCGGAACTATCGACTACAGCAGCTCGGCCAGTTGTGCCGCCAGTACTTCCATTTGGACGGTATGTTGTGCCTCCCCAAATTTTTACACCGGTAGAGCTATTAATTAAATACGGGCAGGACCAACTTGAGTTTTGAGCGGCGACGGCAACGTACGATGTGTTGGCGCCGATATTGTTGGTTCCCCCTGTTCCGGATCCGCTGGCAATTGAGCTTGCCCAAAGAACACTGCCGGAAGAATTTAACTTTGCCACAAAGCGTGTTGTAACTCCCCCACTGTAAGGCGTAGCTCCACCAAGGTAGACGTTTCCGCCGCTATCTGTTGTAAGCGACACTCCACCAATGTTATATGCAGTGTTTAATGAATTTGCAATTCCGGCGCTATATACTGTAGATCCCGATGAATTAACACCAACAACAACCGCTCGTTCTTGCGGATTGGTTGAAAATGCTCTTGTAAACCCGGCTGCGTAGGTGGTTGAAGTTTCGTTTGCATAAACCGGCGAATTAGAAGTAAGACTTTGTCCAGTAGCATTTGCCCCAAATATTTTTCCATAAACCGGAGTTCCGGAATTATTTAACGCATACGTTTGAAGCGCGCCGTACGTGCCGGTATAGAAATAAGATGCAACGGCAATGTTTGTTCCAGAGGCTGCAAGCGAAGTGTTGGCTGTAGTGGCCGTATTATTTGTTTGTGCAAACCAAAAAGCCTCTTGCGTTGTTATGGTATTACTACTTGCGCTATTTGCGCTGTTGCCGACGGAGTTAGTGGCATACACCACAAAAGTGTAGCTAGTCGAAGGCGAAAGGCCGGTGACTGTGATTGGAGAAGAAGCGCCGGTTGCCGTAATGCCGCCAGGACTTGACACTGCGGTATAACTAGTAATCGTTGCCCCACCGTTGTCTGTTGGAGCCGTAAATGCAACCGTTGCCGTTGAGGAGCCAGTTGCAGTGGCCGTTCCAATGGTGGGAGCAAGCGGCACGTTGGCAATTACCGTGGCGGTGGTGTTTGAATCAGCACTTGTAGCACCAACAGCGTTGCTCGCGGTTACTGTGCATTTCAGCGTACTGCCAACATCGGCAGAAAGAACTACATACGTGCTATTGGTGGCCCCCGAAATAATTGAGCCGTTTTTATACCATTGGTAGGCGTATGTGATTGGTAGTGGCGCAGCGTTCCACGTACCTGTTGAGCAAGTAAGTGTTTGCCGTGCCTGCGCTGTGCCAGTAATGGCTGGCGCAACAGTGTTGATTGGCTTATAGCCATACGAATTACCAACAGCTGCGAGAAGAACTCCACTCATGTGACGTTTCCTGAGATGATGCAAACAGTACCGCTAAGGAAGAACACGTTGGCTGTGCCGCGAGCTGCAAGAGAGATCGTGGCTTTGTCACCGTCAGATCCGGCAACATAGGCCGTGGTGATTGAGCAAGTGATTGTGATTGCGGACGCGGTGTTGTTGATCAGTACGACAACATCACCAGCTGCAAATGTTGCGTCTGGCACGGTGATCGAGCCGCCGGTGCTCACTTCGACGTATTTGCCGATATCGCCAGTAGCTAAGCTGTAAGACGTTGTCTTGGCAGCGCCGGACTGAGGAATCGCCTTGTACCCAACCGCCATGTTTTCGTTGGGGAAGGTGTACGTTTTAGTTGACGATGCGGGGCCGCTGACTGCAAAGAAAGCGTTTCCGGTTCCGCCTTTAGACGATTTAAGGATTGGGCCCGCGTCAAACAGCCCGTCAAGTACGTCGGCGTTGTCGTTAAGATAGCCGCCCCACGCATCGGTGTCTCCACCTACTGTTGGTTTGTAGAGGGCCAGGTTGCTGGTGGTGGTTGGCATAATCAATACCTCGAAGTATTAGGTGTCCAGATCTCGGACGTTTCAGGGACCGGAGTCCAAAATTCAGGGGTGTCTTCTTCTTCAATCCACTTCTCCCGTGCACTAGCAGAGAAGGCCGATTGTTCTTGGCCGGAAGCTTGTACGTTACGTTGGCGAACGTATTCCACCGACACGTCACTTTGGGCGGACGCAGTCCCTTTTACAACTACAATAAATACAGCTTGTGCGGTGACGGTTGCATCGTCTGTGATAAGAGCGCTTGCCCCGCGCGTCGCATAAGCCGTACCAGAAGCAGAAGACTCGTCAGTCAGCTCAGCATCAACATTTCGGATGCGAATTGCATCGACGTCACGATTGCCAAACTGACCGCCACCAAATCCGCCCTGGCCGTACACAATGCCGCCAGACTCGGAGGATGCCGCAGTTTCTGCGTCTTTGATCCTAATTATATCGGCAGATGCAGCACTTTCGGAAGTGATACTTGCATCTGCAATATAGTCTGCCACTGCAAAGGCGTTTGCACTAGACACCGATTGGACGTCAGCTGCGCCTACGTAAAGGGTTACCGCATGAGCGGTAGCGGCACTAGTGTCAGTAATCGTCGCAGAAGCGTTGGCCGCCAGCTGAGCACTAGCGGAAACTGCAGCTGCAGTGTATACCTCGGCCTGGGTAACTAGCGTGGCCGCAGCCGTTGCATCTACTTGACTAGCAGCTGCAATAGTTGCGTCTGTTTCTACGGCCCCGACGCCGTAGCGCCCGAGGCCATAGTGCCAACTACCGAAGGCCATTTATTAAGTCAGCGTGATAGCCAGATCGCTGGTCGGGATCCGCAGCACGTCGCCTTCATCAATGGTTTTGCTGTTTGTCAGCTGAGCCCAAGCCAGCATATTGCCGGACGTGGATGCATCAAAAATTGCGATGTGAGTGATCGTGCCCCAGTTGCCGCCAGTGGCCGTAGGAAACTCGACAGCGCCGCTATTGGTGGCCGTAGTGGGGTTTGTGCCTGACACGGTAAAAGCAGCCGATGTGCGGGCGTAGCCGTTGCCAGAAACTTCCGTACCGCCACCAGGATCGCTAGGCGCAGCCGTAAAAAGGCCGACGTACCATGCAGTGGGACGAGTAGCTGCATTTGTGGTCAGCAACCACTCAAGGACTAGATCTTCTGTGTAATCGGTAAAAGATGACATGTGTTACCCCAAGACTCGGGCACGAACTAAGGGGGTTGTGGCAACCGTGGCCCGCTGATCGGCTACCCCAATATCTTCATAAGCCGCGCTGTAGAGGTTTGACCAAACACCTAAACGCTCATCATCGCGGAGGTAAGGCGCAGCTTGCAATAGTGCGCCGTAGAGGTACAAGTCTGGCGCGTAGGACAAAAGCCAGTTGCTTGTGTTTGAGTCGCTCAACGCCGGAATTTTGGCGTAATACGTGAGCTCTCCCGTATATTCAGAATCTGGTGACGGAATCACTTCCAGCTGGCCGCCGACAATGGTAAAGCAGCGGGGAAGGCCAGACGAAATGTACGTGCTGGCGCGGAGGTTATTTCCGGCACTCTCCGTTACGTACTCTAACACAGTTATTGGGTTTGTGTTCAATTGGAAGTCTTTTGCTTCCAAAAAATCAGACGGGACAGCAAAAAACGGGCTGTCAATTGGGGCCGTAGCCCGCTTGACCATTTGACGGGTCCGCAAAGTCCGATTCAGCTTGGCTTCGGCCAGCTGGATAAACGTCGGAATAGCCGACGTCAAATCCGTCCGGTTTAACCAGTCGGCAATCGTAGATTTAAGGGTGGAATAGGAGTCAATCGTCGCCATTAGAAGCCTCTCGGCACGCCCAGGTGTGTTCGTGCTTAAATTCAAAACTGCCGATGTGGTAGACCTGTTTCGATAGATCGTGGTCTATGTAGGTTTTGAAGCCGTTCTCCCTGGCGCGTCGGCAGAAGAACACGTCTTCGCCGAGAAAATCTTTGACGGTTGTATTCCAAGGAATAGCGAACCAGGGCTCCTCCATTTTCTCATAAACTTCCCGTTTTACCAACATTACGCCCATGCCGGTGTAATCAACTTCTTCCAGGCCGGTGGAATCTTCTTCAGTGTAGACCCGGTAGACCTTAGATTCTTCCATGTCATCGGTCCGCAACTTGGCGGAGATTGGCTCCGTTGGCATCCGGCGCTTGGCGTAGTTGGCGGCCACAATGCCTTCGTCGTGGGCTAGCAGGCGGGAGATAACGTCTTTGGGGAACCGCATGTCGGAATCAAGCCAAAGGGTGTGGGTGCAGCCTGAAGCGATAGCATCCCGGGCCAAGTCTTGACGCTGGCTGGAGAGCAGGGTGCCGGAACTGGTGTACAAGACTACGCGGTCGGGCGTGGTGGCGACATGGAACCCTACGGTTCGAGCCAGATCATAAGCAAAGCCCGTGTTAACAAAGTCACGGGCGGGGATCAAGATTCCAACAACATTGGGTTTGTTTTTCATACCTCTCCAGGTCTCGTTCTGTAATATCGGTTAGCGGGGTCGTTCAGCCATTTTTTCATGGCTTTTGGATCATCAACTATACCTTGTTTCATTAAGTCGAAATAGACCGACATAGGAATCGAGGCTACCCGGCTCATTTCGCCCCAGCGGGCGTTTTCATCAATGGCATTGTATTGACGGCGGTTGTCTTCAATGATAGGGGACACGTCAACTTGCGATTCAATCACAGCCGTGTCGCTGGCTGCGTCGTAATGCCACCACTTGGTGGTGTTGGTTATTGGATCGTAATCAAACAGTTTTTTAGTCATCAGACAAAAACAGGGGCCGAAGCCCCTGTTTCCTTTCAGCTATTACTGCAGTACGGTGTTGAGGTCAGCGATAACGCCATGAGCTTTTTCGTTGTGGATCTTAAGACCCCACTCAACAAGAATCATGCGCTTCTCTGCATCACCAGTTTTTGCAAGCTCAACCGTCTGGAACGGACGGAGGAAAGTAACGCTTGCGTACTCGGGATCAAGAACAAACACGTCACGGTCACGCTGGAAGCGATTCGGAACGATGGAAACATTTCCGAAGTCGCTGACGTAGATGTCAGCCGCGCCGATGATCGTGGTGGGCGAAGCACCAGTTGCGTTGTAACGCTGAGCTGCGATACCGGCCATCTTTGACAGGTTCTGTTTGTTAACAGGACCAGCCATAACGATTTTCGGCTCGCCGCCTTCTGTCCAGACCTTCTGAATAACATCTTTCAGCTGGGTCTCGGAGAAGGAGCGCAGATCACCTGCAGTTGCGTCTGTACGAGCTGCATCAGGCACAGTGGTGTACGAAGGATCGCCACCGCCAGCACCCTTGTTGGTGTTGGTTTTCAGGAAAGCCAGAAGAGCACCAGTCTTACGTGCGTTCGATGTGTCGCCAGCAGCTGCTGCCTGGTTGGCCAGCATTGTGGTTTCCATATCGCGCTTTAGCTCAGCCGAGCGCTTGGCCATTTGGTAGGCTAGTTCGCTGCGACGCCCTGCCTTATCAACAGCTTCGAGCGTGCCGGACAGAACCACATCCTTACGCGAGATCTGCGTATAGTTGCCAAGACGAACGGTAGGAGATACAGCTGCGAACGAAGATACGTCGTCTCCCTCGATTACCGCATTCGTCGTTACAGCGCTAGCGAGCGAATCGGTCTGCCATTCGAAGAACGTGTTCTTTACGTTCTCACGCCCGATGTTGCTCATGAAAGGCGTTTCTTCTGGGGAGATGTTATAGATGACATTCGAAAGATCTTCCCGAATGCCTTTTGCATCGTACCGGGTGTACGTATTGGTAATTGCTGCCATGATTAAAAATTCCTTTGCTAGATAAATTTGTCAAAAAGTGCGGCGGCGTCACGGACGCTACCTGTTTGAGCAAGACGCTGTTTTGCGCGAGTTGTTTCATTCACCTTTCGAGGTGCTGTTCCAGCAGATCCAGGAGTGGCCATTCGCGGAGCATTTTTCAGCTTCGCTTGTGCTTGCGGCTTGTTCGCCATTAGCTGGTCGTACTTCATCGCCTTATAAATGGCGACAACAGCTCGATGGTCAGTAACCTTGCTGATCTCATCAGACGTAAAGCCCAATTCTCTAAGCCCGTACTCCACTACAGCTTCTCGTTCCTTATTTGCGACTTTCGCATCTTTCCACTGGGGCACTTTCTCTACCAGTTTCTGCGCTTCATCGGTCAAAAGAGTTTGGAGATGCTGCTGATACTCGGCTTGCTTGATTTGATTCAGGCGTGCTTGTTCACCTTGAATCGCGGCAAGCTGCTGTTGATGTCGCTGGTAGTTCGTCCATTGTCTGGTGTACTCCAGCGGATCTTCAGCTTCTAACTGCGCCCAATTTGGCTCGGGCGGGGTTAGCTCTTGAAGCCGTTGCTGCAACTGTCCCAATACTTGGGCATACTGCTCACGCTCACCCTTAATCGCCTGGGCTTCGCTTTGGAACGCTTTGCGCTCTTCAGCCAACCGCTGGGTCTTACGGGTGTAATCAGCTTCCCGTTGGTAGCCTCGAATCAGTTCGTCTTGCGTTACCTCAATCTCTTTACCGTCAACTTTCACGGTAAATTTGACGGGCTGCTCTTCGACCTGGTCGTCGTCTACTTCCGTTTCACTGTCGGCTTCGTCCTCAGAATCTTCGGCATCAGCTTCCGCTTCTACCTGTACTTGCTCTTCATCTTCGGTTTCAGCCATCGCTTCCTGTTCGGAAGCTTCTTGCGCCTCGCCTTCACTGTCGACGGGCTCTTGCACGTCTAGCAAATCGGCGATGGACTGTGCTGCTTGTGTTACTGTCAGATTGCTGTTGCCAGCTTGATCAGATGCAGTATTCATAAAGTAATTTTACCTCAAAGTCAAGAAGTTTTCGGGGGTCGGCCCCGACGCCGGATAAGTGTGGCTTCGGCCATCTTGCCTGAATCAAGCACAGATCGAAGCTCACGCTTAAACTCTTCTAGATTGGCGAGCATAAGAAAAGCCTGCTCTCGCACGGCTGTGTCTTCTACTTTGCTACCCCGCCATTTCAACGTCCAAGTCTTCTCAATCTTTTCTAAAATCTCAAGCAAAAGCGGATCGTTGAGAAGTAATTCGGCCCGCTTACCGCGGGCCAGGTCATTTTCTAGTTGGTCGTCCATATCAAATCATAGGTGGTTGAGGGGCCGGTACTGGCTGCGGTGCAGGGGCTGCCGGAACTGGCGTAGCCATGCTTGTCACCATAGCCTGCTCAACAGCGCTCGCGCGGCGGATTGCCTCACGGTCACGCTCAGTTTGAGCGGTAAGCAGCGCCTCATCGATCTGTGTGCCGTACTTCAGCTCTAGATCGCGTAGGCGGATAAATCGGTCTGTTTCAATGCGGTCGCGCTCACGGTCATCTGCAAGCAACATCTTCTCGCGATCAAGATCCAGCTCAGCTGCTTTCTTGCTGATGTCGGCTTTGATTGCTTCAGCTTGCACCTGAGCCAGGATTTCTTCCGGCGTAGGCTTGGGCTGCTGTGGCTCGGGCTTGAAGTCAAGCGGGACCGGCATGATGAATTGGTTCGGATCTTTAAATCCGGCCAGCTCAATGATTTTTGCCAGGGTGTTGCGATACTGGCCAATGGTAACTAGGTCATTGCTTGCACCGAGCGTCTGCAAAATTTGCTCTTGTTTGCCTGCAATCGTGGTCAACATAGCAATGCGGTCCTGAATTGTTCCATCGCCAATACCGACGTTGACGGCCACATCCATCTTGGCGTCCCACGAACGGGGGTCAATCGGCACAAACTCGTTGCGCAGGCGAACCATGCGAGGCTGGTCTTGGTTCTCGATCACCAGCTTCAAAATGCCGGAGAAGAGACGACGCATGCCGGTCTCGGCGAAGATGCGGGCGATCATCTCGATATGCTGATGCGCTGCATTGACGGTTGCAGCCACGGCGGCTTTGGTCGTCGATTGCAGAGCGTCGGCGTCAAGGCCAGCAGCTGCTTTGGAAATGCCGGTGCGATTCTCACGGACCTGGTCCATGTAATCGAGCATCGGGAAAGCTTCTTTGCCGACAAAGGGCATGACAAACGGCTGCACCATGCCAGGAGCGCGCATACGGATAACAGCGCCCACTTCGTTGTTCAGTACGTCTTCAAGGTTAGCTTGCCCCTCAACTACACCAGTTCTTGGGTGAATTGACTGTGCAAGGCTGTCTAATGTGCCTCTTAGCAGCATCGATTTGATGCGCTGAATGTCCATCATCAGATCGCCAGGGCACTGGCCGAAGAAGGTGTGTGGCTCCGGATCCGGGCAGAAGTCAGC